ATTAACTGCTTGAAATGTTACCGCGTGCATAAATGCGGCGATGGAGTTTATTATTGCCCGTTTTTTGGTATAAATCCTTGCCAGCGCGGCAAACATGTTGTTGTACTTCCAGGATTAAACATAAAGCGTAAAGAAAAGGCGGCTGAAATACCCGATTTTTTACCGCTGGATAACCGAGGAAGAACTTCAAGCCCTATACCGTGGGAAAAATATCATAACAAAATTTTTACTATGCTGCGGCAAGGTATGACCATTCATTCTATTGCCAAAGAAATGGGTATAGCAAAAGCTACGCTGGACCATTATGTAGACAGATATTAGCGCAAAGGGGCGAGAAAAAATGGCATTAAGTAAATATTTTAAACAATTTTTAGATGATAATCACATTAATGCTGATGAAAAATTTATGATTTGCGATAAAAGCGGCGAGCACCAATATAACAGTTGTCTTTTTAGCATAAATGGCCAAAATGGCGGGAAACTTATTGCAGATGAAAAAATCGAACCTGCTGTAATTAAAGACTTAACACTGGCGCTATTACGTGGCGCGCTTATTGTGAAAAAACTGCCGTGGCAACCAAAATATGGAGATAAATATTATTATCCAGGGGCTAGTTTTAGAAATATTTGTAGTGCCGGATGGGGAAACTCCGTTTTAGGTCTTGCTTACAAAGAAGCTGGGTTTATATTTAAAACCTATGAAGAATGCGAGGCTGCCTTGCCGGAATTGCGCAAAAAGTATTTGGGTGGTGAAAGCAATGAGTGAATTAAAACCCTGCCCGTTTTGCGGGAGCGAAAAAGTAGTTTTTAAACATTATAGTTACCTTGGCGTAAATTGTTTTTCATTGCATTATTATTGCCCATCCTGCAATGCCGGAGTGTATTTAGTAACAAAAAGTAAGGCTGATAGTGAAAAAGAATTTGAAGCCTTGGCGGCGGAGGTTTGGAACAGAAGGGCTGGTGAAAAGAAATGACACCTGAAAGGCAAAAATGGTGGAATAGCCTGCCGAAAGAAGAAAAGCGGGTAAGGCAAGATATAAAACGATTGATGGATGATATTTATTACAGTAAAGAAAGTTTACAGCTTGAAAAGCTGCAAGAACCGACGAAAAAACTTGATTTTAATAATCTAATAGTTAGTTGCCAGCTGAAAAGAATTAGAGAACATAAGCGTCTTATCAAAGCCCTGCGCAAGCAGATTGCAATGCGACCAATCGTGTTTAAATATCCGGGATACAAGTCTTACGAATGCCCACGATGCAGAGAAGGCGCGATAACATACTTGCCGCATTGCTCAATGTGCGGCCAAAAGCTGAGGTGGGAATAAATGCTTATTCTTTGCATGGAAAAAGATAAATATAAAAACAGGCGGCCGGTATACAGCATCGTTAAACGCAGTGTTGAAAATCGTGACATTAACTTTTTTGCAATGCGCTGCCGGTTTAACCCGGAACTGCGGTATTACATTACGCGCCTGGACGAAGAAAAAACAGATGAAGAAATAATAGCAATGTTCCGGCAAAACAAGTACCGGAAAGAGCCGTTATTTGCAAAAATAGGAGATTAACCATGTTAAAAAGAGAATTATTAAAACTTTTAGAAGATGTGCCGGATGATGCACCAATAAGCATAATAAACGAATATGATGAAATAGAAACTACCGGTTATGATATTTTAGAAGTTATTACCACGAAAGGCGTAAACTACGATATTTGCAAAAACAATTTTAATGAAAATGAAAAGCGAAAATCGGTAGAAACTTTTGTTTATCTTTTGAAAGAGGTGGATTAAGGAAATGGGCGATAAGTGGTTAACTAACAAACAAGCACTGGCAATACTCGGCGGCAGCGAGGATTTTAACCTGCCGGGTATACTTTTACAAAGCACATCACAGGCGCACGCATTGGCGGCGGCGAAGCGGGCGTTAAAGTATCGGATTGCGAAGCCTGCGCTTTATGATAAAGAAAATAATTGCCATGTGTGCCCCAGCTGCAAAGGAAAGCTGGAGCGCAGCGACTACGAATTTAACACCGGATACTGTAAAGTATGCGGGCAAAAAATTGAATTTAAAAGCTAAAAATAGCAGGCCTTGTGCCTGCTTTTGGCGGTTTATGAAGTAAAAAAATACAACTTCCTACTAATATATAGTAAAACGGCGGTGGCCGTTATTGGGCTTGTATGTAAGTATTATCTTTTGGACCACGGGTGATGAAAATGAAATCAGTAATCAGAACAAAAACATATTACTGCGGTAAAAATGATTTAGAGATTGATTTATTCCCGTGGATGGAAGTTGAAAAAAGATATACCCGTAAGAAAAAAGAAAAAGTAACGATACCGAAACAGAAAGTTTTAAATGACAAAAGAGCAAAGAGAACATTTTGCCAGTTAGTTAAAACAAACTTCGGTGAAGGTGATTTGCATTTAACACTTACATACAGTCAGAAATTTTTGCCGGAGAAAGTGGAAGATGCGGAAAAAGAAGTGCGGAATTATCTGCGGCGAGTTGCCCGCCTGCGCAAAAAGAAAAACCTGTCGCCTTTGAAATATATTTTTATTACAGAGCAGGGAGTGCAAAGTAAACGCATACATCATCACGTTATTATTAACGGCGGGTTAAGCCGCGATGAAGTGGAACTGCTTTGGCGCCGACCGAAAAGAAAAGGGCAGCAGCAGGGTGATGCTTTGGGTGACTGTAATGCAGACAGGCTGCGCACTGACGATAAAGGGCTGGAACGCCTGGCATCGTATTTAGCGAAAGACCCCAAAGGCCGCAAACGCTGGACGCCTTCGCAGAATTTAAAAAAGCCGGAAGTATCAACCAGTGATACAAAAACAAGCCGCAGGAAATTCATGCAGCTTGTGCTTTTGCCGGAAGATGCGGAAGAAGTACGCCAGCATTTTGAAAAGCAGCATCCGGACTTTGCCGTAACGGAAGTGCGCAAGGAATGGAATGAGATAACCTGCACCTGGGCAGTATATGTTAAGCTGCACCGCAAAACAGAAAAGAGGGATAACAATGCTTATCGAACAGCATTTAGAAAGTGTTAAGCTGCGCTTCAAATGGCGGCGGCTTATTAGTGCTGCCGTAAAAGATGCGCGCGCTGAGATGCTGGCTAAAAAAGAAAATGGGGCAGGGCATGCAAAATATAAAAAAACAGACCCCACGGGAGATACCGCTGTTAAAAATATCAGCGGCATTAAAAGCGTGCGTATATTGCCGCGGCGCGGCGGAACGCCGGTATACATACAAGAGCCGGAAAAGTGGCTTGCCGTTATTGACACAGTGTTTAGCGAATACGAAGAAAAATCGCCGTTTGTGGCGCAGGCCATGCACATGCTGTACGATAAACACATTAATGCCGATGTTGTTGCCGGGCTGATGGGCGTATCACGGCAGGCGTTTTATTTAAAACAGCAGCGCTTTTTAATCGACGCAGCATTTTTGGCGCAGGAGTACGGGCTTTTAAAAAAATAGCAAAATGTAAATGACAAACTGCGCAAAAAAGCGTGGTAAAATAATAGCATAGAAAATTTGAACACCGTTAGCACAATGTGCTGGCGGTGCTTTTTTATACCCAAAAACAGGAAGAAGGTGAGAAAAATGGCGGCTAAAAATAACCTTTTGCCGAAAGAAGAAAAATTCTGCTTGATGTTCCGCAAATATTTAGGCAACGGAAAAAAGGCTGCCATTGCAGCAGGCTACGCAGAAAACAGCGCATCGGTAACGGCGTCAAAATTGCTAAAGAAAGCTAATGTTCTGAAAAGGCTAAACGAGCTTGCCAAAGACGCCGAAAGAAAAACCATAATGGACACGATGGAACGCCAGGAACGGCTAACCAAAATTGCCCGTGATGATACGGCGGAAAACCGCGACAGAGTGCGCGCCATTGACATTTTAAACAAAATGGACGGCAAATATTTAATCATAGTCGATGTAACCGTAACGGCGCGCTTTGGCGATGAATTAACAAAGCGGCGCAAGAGGTGGCAAAATGGCTGATATTGCACAGGAAGATATAAACGTATTGGCAGACTTTGCCGATGAATGCCGTCATGACCCATACAAGTTCGTTATGCTGGCTTTCCCGTGGGGCGAAGGTTCACTGGAAGGCAAAGAAGGGCCTGATGAATGGCAAATATCTGTTTTGCGGGAAATAGGCGCAGGGCTTAAAAGTGCTGACCAGATTGTACGTGAAGCGGTTGCTTCCGGCCACGGCATCGGGAAATCTGCCCTTGTAGCGTGGCTTATACTTTGGGCCATTGGCACGCACCCGAACACGCGCGGCGTTGTAACGGCAAACACCGAAACGCAGCTGCGCACAAAAACATGGCCGGAACTTGCAAAGTGGTATCAGCTTTGGATTTTAAAAGACTTTTTTGAATACACCGCAACGGCAATATACAGCCGTGAAGCTGATAAAGAAAAGAACTGGCGTATTGACGCCGTTCCATGGAGCAAGCAGAACACAGAAGCGTTTGCAGGCCTGCATAACGAAGGCAACCGCACAATCGTTATTTTTGACGAAGCATCGGCCATTGAAAATGTTATCTGGGAAGTATCCGAAGGCGCTATGACCGATGACAACACAGAAATAATCTGGTGCGTGTTTGGCAACCCAACCCGTAACAGCGGCCGCTTTTATGACTGTTTCCATAAACAGCGCAACCTTTGGCATACACGGCAGATTGACAGCCGCACGGTGAAAATATCCAACAAAGCACGTTTGGAAGAATGGCGGCAGCTTTACGGCGAAGATTCGGACTGGTTTAAAGTGCGTGTGCGCGGTGAATTTCCTTCGGCATCGGATAAGCAGTTTATACCGACTACACTCGTGGAAGAAGCGCGTAAGCGCCTGCTAAAGAAAAGCCAGGTTGACTTTGCACCGGTAATTATCGGCGTTGACCCGGCATGGACCGGTGAGGACGCGCTGACAATTTACCTACGGCAGGGATTGTACTGCAAGCGCCTTTTAAAAATAGCCAAAAACGAAAACGATATCGAAGTTGCCGGTATGATAGCCCGCTTCGAGGATGAGTACAACGCCGATGCAGTGTTTATTGACTTGGGCTACGGCACCGGTATTAAAAGCGCAGGCGACGCTTGGGGCAGGAACTGGACGCTTATTGCTTTTGGCGGTAAAAGTACACGCCCGGACTGTAAAAACAAGCGTGCTGCTATGTGGGCGGATATGAAAGACTGGCTGCGTAATGGCGGTGTGCTGCCATATGATGACCAGGAACTGGCGGACGATTTATGCGGCCCTGAAACAGTACCGAACACAAGCGGGCTTATACAGCTTGAAAGTAAAGATAAAATGCGCGAGCGTGGGCAGCAAAGCCCGAACTGCGCCGATGCACTTGCTTTAACCTTTGCGCAGCCGGTGCTAAGCAGAAAACAAATTGAATTTGAACAGCAAACACAGATAGAAAAATATGACCCGTTTAAGGGTATGTGAAAGGCGGTGAGAACATGGAATTAAAACTGCAACTCCACGGCGGCGGTGGCGGCGGTGGCGGCGGCGATGACGTTGAGCCGGTGAAAAGCAGTGCACCGGGCAGCAGCGCTGTTGCGACAATCGACAACGCCACGGAAGGCGAACGCCAACGCCTGCGTGAACAGCTTTCGAGCGCACGCGGCCGCAGGTACACCAACAAAACGGGCAACACTACGGCGATTGCCGAAAGCTTTAAGAAAGTGTTTTTGGGGGAATGACGTATGAAGTACGAAGAAAAGCTGTTTGATACGCAGCTTTTAAAAAGCGCGCAGCATATCGTTACCCAAATGCACAATGAGCGTACCCGTTATGAACCAACATGGCAGCAGCTATCAAAGTACATTTTTCCATATCGCGGTAGGTTTAACGAAGAACAGCATACACGCGATGGAGAGAGGCGTGACCAGTACCTTTTAAACCCTTTCCCAATGAATGCGGTATCCCGCTGCGCAGCAGGTTTGCACAGCGGGCTGACGTCACCATCGCGCCCGTGGTTTGAACTATCATTGCAGGACACCGAAAAGGCACAGTACCATCCGGTACGAATGTGGCTTGATGATGTGCATGACATTATGATGTCAATCTACGCACGCAGCAATACCTACGCTATGCTGTACCATATCGAACACGAGATGGCGCAGTTTGGCACGGCAGCGGCGCTAATGCTGGAAGACTACAACACCGGCATCTGGCACAAAGCCTTTACCTGCGGCACGTATTGCGGCGGTATTGACGCACGCGGGCGTGTAAGCATGTTTGCCCGGCGCTTTAGCATGACGGCGGCGCAGCTTGTAGCCGAATTTGGCTATGAACACTGTTCACTTGCCGTACAGAACAGCTACAACGCCAACGATTTAACAACCCGGTTTGACGTGGAAATGCTTATCATGAAAAACGATAAGTATGACCCGGACAAGCTGGAAATGGGCAACTTCCCATGGCAGGCAGTGTACTACGAAAAAGGCACAACCGAAAAATTCCTGCGCATATCCGGCTATAACGAACAGCCTTTTTTAATGCCGCGCTGGCATGTAACGGCCGGCGAAACTTATGGTACAGGACCAGGGCATATGAGCCTGGGCGATTGTATGCAGCTGCAAAAGCTGGAAGAAAACAAACTGCGCAGCACAGATAACGTTGCGGACCCGGCAATGATGTTCCCGGCATCCGCAAAGAAAGTATCGACGCAGCCGGGCGCTAAAAACTATGTGCCGGACGGTACGCAAATGACTGCGTACCCGCTTGTACCGCCGAACGCAAAGCCTTATGAAGGCATTATGATGCTTGTACAAGAGAAAGTGCAGAGTATCGGCGACAGCTTTTACAACAACCTTATGGCCATGCTGACAAGTCAGACGCATCCGCAAATGACGGCGCGTGAGATTGCAGAACGCCATGAAGAAAAACTTTTGCTGCTTGGGCCTGTTTTGGAACAATTTCACGGCGAAGTGCTTAACGTATTAACGAAGCGCTGCTTTGGCATTTGCCTGCGTAACGGATTGTTACCGCCAATGCCGGAAGAAATCACGGAAGATGATTTAAAAGTCAACTTCGTATCGCTTTTGGCGCAGGCGCAGAAAATGGCAGCAATGCCCGCCGTTGAGCAAACGCTGGGGCTTGTGGGTAATTTGGCGGCGGTGTACCCGGAAATTCTGGATAACATTAACGCCGACGAAGCTATCCGCCTGGCAGCAGACATTAAAGGTACGCCGGAGAAAATGATGCGCAGCGAAGAAGAAGTTGAAGAACTGCGCAGGCAGCGCGCAGAAGCGCAACAGCAGCAAATGCAGGCGCAGCAAATGGCGGCGATGGCGCAGCCCGCAAAGGACATGGCAGAAGCCGCGCGCCTTATGAGCGAAACGCCTACTAACGGCACAGGCAACGCTTTGGCAGATTTATTAGGGGGTGCCGTATGATAGACCAGGACTTAAAAGACATTATGGAAACAGAAGGCGGCAGGCGCTTTATATACCGCCTTTTGCAAGATTGCGGTACGGATAATACCGCGCTGATAATTGAGCCTTATGCCAACACATACCATTTAGGCAGGCGCAGCGTGGGCATGGATTTGTTAAAACGTATCCGTGACTTGCCCGGCGGCTGGGAGCTGGAATGGCAAATGCGCATGGAAGCGCGGGCGCAGCCGCAGGAAAAACCAAAAAGAGATTTTTATGGACAATTTACAGGAGTGAATGAAAATGATTAAACCCTTTTATGAAGCGGACGGCGCGGGCGGCGGTGGCGCACCGGCAACACCAGCAGAACCAGTACCAGCAACTCCACCGGCGGCGGAACCTACCGGCGGCGTACAAAACATTATGGCTGCACTGGACGGCGCACCGGCAACACCGGCTGAACCGGCACCGGCAGCACCTGCAACGCCGGAGCAGTATACCTTTAACCTTGGCGAAGGCTTGACCATCAGCGACGAGCAGCAGGCAAGGTTAACGGAAATTGCCAAAAGCGCCAACATGACGCAGGAAACGTTGGACGCGCTGTTGGAAATGCACAGCAATATTATGCTGGATACCATCCGCCAGGCGGAAGACCAAAAGAACGGCTGGGTAAAAGAATGCCACGAGCAGGGGCTTGCCGACAAAGTACACCTTGGCTACGCCAAAAAGTGCCTTGATACCTTTGGCGGCGGCAAAGCAACGCAGGTACTTGTGGATACCGGCGCTATTAACCATCCGGAAGTGCAGCGTATGTTGCAGCGCATTGGCGCGCTTATCAGCGAAGACACTGGCGCAACCGGCGACGGAAACCCCGCGCCGAAACCATTATCCGACGAACAACTTATGTTCCCGAACTCTAAATACTAAAACGAGGTGAATTACAATGCTTAATTTGTATGGACAAAGCGGCCTTGCAACTCTCTACGATATGGCAGCACGTCTCGGTAAAGACGGCAATAAGCTTATGCAGCGCGTTGTAGAATTGCAGGCACAGAAGAACGACATTTTTCAAGTAATGCCTTTTAAACCGTGCAACGATGGCACAAAAGAAGTAGTAATGCTGCGCGAAAACCTGCCGGAACTGGCATGGCGTATGATTAACAAAGGTTCTCCGGCGGTAAAAACCGGCACGAAACAGGCCAGCTACACCACTGGCGGCATCGAAGGTTTTTCTCAAGTTGACGAGCGCGCTATGGCGATTAACAAAAACAGCAATGCTTACCGTCTGAGCGAATGCGACGGCATTCAGCAGGGTATGAGCAATCAAATTTCCGAAACCATTTTTTATGGCGATGAAAAGATTAACCCCGCAGGCTTTACCGGCTTTGGCGCACATTACTATGCTAAAACCGGCACCGGCATCTGGGGCGACCAGATTATCGATGCAGGCAGCACCGGCAGTAACCTTACTTCTTTGTGGATTGTAACCTTCGGCATGGATACTGTTTATGGCATTCATCCGGAAGGCATTCCTGCCGGTTATAAATATAAAGACAATGGCCGCGTACCTGTTACCGATAAAGACGGTAACAAATTCTACGCCTACGAATCGCAGTTCAACTGGGATATGGGCCTTGCTATCCGTGACCCGCGCGAAGTGGTACGCCTTGCAAACATTGACACCACGAACGAAAGCAACACTACTTTCATTAACAAACTTATCACTGCGCTTGACCAGATTTATGACCCGGACAAAGGCAAAACCGTTATCCTTTGCAACCGCAAAGTAAATACCTTCATCAACATTCTTGCGCAGGCAAAATCCAACGTAAACCTTACTATCGAGGACTTCGGCGGCAAAAAGATTACCCACTTCTGGGGCTATCCTATTCTGCGTAACGATGCAATTCTTAACACCGAAAGCCAGATTGTTTAAAAAGGGGGCATAGAAAATGGCAGTAATTGACGCAGCATTAGTATTTTTGAACAACACTGCCGCAGGCGCAACCGTTAACAGCGACGTGTGTGACCTGGGCGAAAACGGCAGCGTTGTGCATCAGATTTACGTATCCGTTAAATTGACCGAAGGTGTAACCGCAGGTGCAGTAGAAAGCGTAAAAGTGCAGACTTCCGCCAGCAGCGAATTTACCAGCCCGGTTGATGAAATGACGGTGAACATTAAACCGGACAAAACAAAACAGAAAAAACCTTGCACGCTTGCGCAGTTCTATTGCCCGCTTGAACCTTCCGCACGCTATGTGCGCCTTGTTGTTTCCGGCAGCACAACTTCTACCCCGGCGGCAGAAAACATTGCAGGCGGCAAGCTTTGGGCGTACATCAGCCCCGACGTGCAAGTACCTATTTAACGAGGTGGCAGCATGAAAACATACATATGCCGCAAAAAATGCCAATGGCAGCACCGTTTATGGCATGTGGGCGACAAAGTAACAACGGCGGAAAAACCGCCGGAGCACTTTGCGGAAACAAACGAAGCGCCGGTAAAAGTTATCGCTCCCCCGGCAGAAAAGCCGGTGCAGGTTATTGACGATACGCCGGGCGATGAAAAAGAAGGCTTTAACATTATGGCCTTTAAAGCAAAGCTGCGCAAGCTGGGCATTGAAGTAACCAACAAAGACAGCAAGGAAACCGTATTAAAAAAATACGAGGAATACAAGCAAATGGTTGCGGAAGCTGAAAAAGCCGGAATCGAAGTGCCGGACGGTGCAACAAAAGACGAAGTGCTTGCCTTAATTGGCGGCTGATAAAAGGCAGGGCTTAGGCCCTGCTTTTGTTATTGAGAGGTGAAAGCATGAATAAAATTGAGATATGCAATATCGCGCTGGCACGCATCGGCGTTGCGCCTATTGAAACCATGAACGAAGCATCGGAAGCGGCGCGCGCCTGCAACCAGTATTATGACTTTGTGCGCCGCAACGTGCTGCGCAAATACCCATGGACCTTTGCCACGCGCCGTGTAACGCTGGCGCAGATTGACACGCAGCCGCCGGATTATAAATATGCGTACCGTTATCCTACAGACGCATTGGCATTACGTAAAATGTATAATAAAACCTATTGCGGCCTGCCGGAAAAGAACAGGTACAAAATTATATCTGACCAGGGCGGGCGCGTAATATTTACCAACGTTGAAGCGGCGAACATTGAATACACTGCCGACGTGCAGGACGTAACCTTGTTTGATGATGAGTTCATCGAGGCGTTAGGCTGGAAACTGGCGGCGGAAATTGCTTTTATGCTTACCGGTAACATGAACATAGCGCAGACCTGCGTGCAGGCATATAATGCCTATTTTGCCGAAGCATCGGCAGACAACGCGCAGGAAGAAAACGTGCCCGATGCACAGCTTAACAGATTGGCTCTGGCGCGTTTTACGGGGGTGGGCTAACATGTATATGCTTAAACCTTCTTTCGCCGCAGGTGAGCTATCCCCGGCGATGTACGGACGTACGGATATAGCAAAGTATGACGTTGGCGCGGCGAAGTTAGAAAACTTTATTGTTTTGCGTTACGGCGGCGTGCAGAACCGTGCGGGTACAAAATATCTTGCGACAACGGCGGGTAATAAAAAAGCCGTGCTGCTGCCGTTTAGGTACAACGTGGAGCAAAATTTTATTATTGAGTTTACGGCTGGTAAAATACGCTTTTATACGCAGGGTGAACTTGTAACAAAAGATGGTGCGCCGTATGAAATAAGCAATGATTACACCGAAGAAGAACTGGAGAGTTTGAAATATACGCAAAGCGCCGACGTCATGTTTTTGGTGCAGCCGAACCATCCGCCTGCTACCTTAACCCGCTATGCAAATGATAACTGGACCTTTGAACGCATGGATATAACGGGCGGCCCGTTTGCAGACAGCGAACTGACGGCAGAGAGCACTACTACAATAACAGCATCGGCTACAACGGGCGAAGTAACACTTACGGCCAGTGCGGATATTTTTACTGCCGACATGGTAGATGATTTAATCGCGCTGACGCATTTTGTAGACAGCGATTATAAAAAAGGCACGCCGTCAGCTAACGGCACAAACCTTATTGTGAGCGTATTGCCGCACAGTAGCGTATATGTAGAAAGCTTCGGCTTTTGGGATGGTAACTTTACGCTTGAAAAATATGACCGCTTGACAGAGCAGTGGGTAAAAATCCGCAGCCAGAGCGGCAACCGCAGCCAGAACTATAATATGACCGAAGAAAACGATAGTGACGAGATAACGCAGTACCGCGTAACCAGTACCGAATTTAATACCGATGTGTGGAGCGGTGAAAATGAACAACAGCGCGGCTACATTACCATACAGGCTTTCGGCAATGATTACACTGGGCATGTGCTTATTACGGGCTATACCAGTGCGACGCAGGTAACAGGCACCGTAAAAAAACAACTTGCCAGTACGGAAGCAACAAAAGATTACCAGTTTGCGAGCTGGAGCCAAAAGAACGGTTTCCCTACCTGCGCAGGATTTTTTGAGGACAGATTGGTATTTGCCGGAAGTAAGGCAGAGCCGCAGACATTTTGGGCCAGCAAAACAGGCGATTATTATAACTTCGGCACATCCATACCGGCGCTGGATAACGATGCAATTACTGCAACGCTGAATGGCGGGCAAATGAACGGTATAAAAGCCATTATTGCTTTTGGCGAGATGATTCTATTAACGGCCGGCGGCGAATATAAAGTAACCGGCAATGGTAAACCAATTACCGGTGAAAACGTATTGAGCCAGGCGCAGGAATACCGCGGCATTTCCGACGTGCTGCCGGTAACGGTAGGCAGCCGCATTGTGTATTTGCAGCAGCAGGGCAATTTAATCCGTGACCTTGCTTATAGCTACGATGTTGATAAATACACCGGCGACGATTTAAACCTTTTGGCATCGCATTTATTTGAGCGGCATAAAATAACCAGCATGACATATCAGCAAACGCCGAACAGCATTGTATGGTGTACCCGCGACGACGGCGTGCTGCTTGGCTTAACCTATTTAAAGGAACAGGACGTTTACGCCTGGCACCAGCACAGCACGGCGCACGGCAAATTTATTAACGTATGTGCCATTAGCGGACCGCAGGAAGACGAGCTTTACTGCGTGGTGGAACGCGAAGGCAATTACTACGTGGAGCGTATGGTAGCGCGCGAAGCAAGCGCCGAACCAGAAGACCAGTATTTTGTTGACAGCGGCATAACCGTAAGCGGCAATACTAAAACCAATGAAGTAACGGGCCTTGACCATTTGGAAGGATTGAAAGTGGCAATACTTGCCGACGGCAACGTACAGCCGCTGCAAACCGTAACTGACGGCAAAATAACATTAAAGCGTGCATACAGTAAAATTCATGTAGGCTTGCCGATACATGCGGAAATGCAAACCCTGCCATTGGAATTTAACGCCGAAGACGGGACCTTTATGAGCCGCAAAAAAAGAGTAAGCGCTTTAATGGCAATGTTTAAAGACAGCCGTGGCGGCTTGTACGGCATCGGCGACGGGCCGAAAAATGAATTTAAGTGGCGCAGCACGGAAAAATGGGGCGAACCGATTGCACTGTTTACCGGCAAAAAGAAAATGCCGGTGCCGCAGGCAAACTGGAACGAAACGGTAATGGTAACGATAAGCCAGGAAGACCCGCTGCCGCTGACCATACTTTCGCTTGTGCCGCAGATTGAGGCAGGTGGTTAAAATGTACGAATTTACAGTACCGACAAAAAAAGATGCTGTTTATATTGCGGAAAACTTAAAACAAAACAACCGACAGGAAGTGCTGGCGGTGATAGGTAATAACTGCTTAACGGACATACTGCGCAGCATGGACGCCAGTGATATGTTGGGCTGTTTTAAATATAACGGCAAGCCCCTTGCCATATACGGTGTAATACCCGACAGTATCATGGGCAATACAGGCATAGCGTGGTTGCTATTCAGCGCCGAAGCAATGCAGCATAGGCAAGTGGTAGGACGCTATACAAAACGCGGCATACAGGCAATTATGACAAAATATGAGTTTGTTTATAACTGGGTAAATACCGGGAATAAAGATATAATCCGTTGGCTGAAATGGTTGGGCGCAAAATTTAAAGGGCCGTACAAACACGGCATTTATGGAATAGAACATTATTACTTTTATTTTGAGAGGTGAGAATAATGGGTGTGGGTGTAGCGATAGGCGCAACGCTTTTGGGCGGCTATTTGCAGGGGCGTGCGCAGCAGCAGGCGTATGAAGCGCAGGCGCGCCAGGCAGAGCAGCAGGCGCAGATTGCCTATAACAATGCCGCAAAATTACAGGAACAAGGCGAACAACAGGCGCAGAACAACGCCGTAAACGAAGAAAACAAACGCCGCAGGATATTGCAGCAGCGCGGCCGTAACATTGCCGATGTTGGCGCCTCTGGCGTGGCCATGAGCGGCAGTGCTTTGGACTTTATGGCAGACAGTGAATATAACGCTGAAATGGACCTGGCCATTGACCGCTGGAATGGACGCCAGCAAGTGGACCAATATTTTCAAAGCAGCACGGACAATTTAAACCAGGGCGACGTTTATAAACGTAACGCCAGCCAGTACCGTAAAGCAGGCAAGCGAGCAATGATGAACAGTATGCTGCAATCAGGTTTAAGCCTTGCCGGAAACCTTTACAGCCCAAAAAGCGTAGGTGCGCAGAAAGAAGCTGCAAGCAGCGGCGGCAGCACTTGGGGAAGTGCAAACTATAATTATAACGGCGGCAACAGCAGCATACGCCATTTTAACAGTGCTACGCGTGGCTTTGAATATGCGGCGGCGGGAACTCCGATTTATCAGCAGCGCCAGCTTGGTAAATATAAATTAAGTTGGTAAAATGTAAATTACATTTTTAAGTAAAAGCCATGATAAAATAATAGAGTAAAATTAAATTAAACATGTAAGTAAAACTTACAAATTAGCGCCTGCGCTTGCGGGCGCTTTTTTATTATAAAAAAGGAGTGATATTATGCCGGTAATAAACGTATTTGAGCAAACCGCGCAGCTGGGCAGGCCGGTAGACAATACCAGCCGCGTGCGCCCAGATAACAGCGGTGCTATGGCAATAGCGCGCGAGAATGCAGGGATAGCGCGTACTTTGGCGGTAGGTATTGATAACTTGCAGGAAAATATTACGAAAGCAGATATTATGGCTGCGAATAATGAATACAACCGCAAAATGAACGAGTTAACGCTTAAATTACAGCAGAATAAAGAACAAAAAGCATTAAATAACATGGAAGTATACGAAAAAGAACGCCAGAAAATAGTTGACAGCATACTTAAAAATGGGCCTGCATCTATTCGTTACGGCGTTGGTAACCGCGCTTTTATGACCATGACGGACCGTGACTGGACAAGCCAGCGAGATAAAATGCAGCGTTATGTAATTGGTGAATCGGAAAACTTCCAAAACACGCAGCTTACGCAGCAGCTGCAAACCGGGCTGAAAGAAGCCGCCGACAATTACGGCAGTGATGATAGTTTGCAAGCCGTAAACCGCAGAAATGATTTTATGATTGCAGCCAGGTATTATAACTACGGGCCGGAGCGCATAAAACTGGAACAGGATAAAGTGCGCGCGGCAACGGTAAACACGGCAATAACGGCGGCAATTAACGCTGATGACTATAACCGCGCCGGTGAAATGCTGCAAGCATACGGTGATTACTTAACGCCGGAAGCAAAAATGAATTTTGATAAAAGCGTGCAGACTTACCGTAACAACAACATGCAGGTAATGCAGTTTAAAGATTTATATGCACGTTATGGCGATGATGTTAACGCAGCACTGGCGGAAATGGATAATAACGGCGCATTTGTAAATACGGCGGCGGGAATGGATTATGCCCGCTCCAGCATCGGGGAGCAGCGCGGCGTGAACCAGTGCGCAAACTTTACAAGTGATTATATACGCGCGGCAGGCGGCGATACTGCACTTTGCAGCAGCCTTGCCGACGGCACATACAGAAACTTTGAAGAAAAAGGACTTGTATATACCAACAGAAACGAACTGCGCGATGGCGATATTGTATTTTGGCAGGTAGACGGCAGCGGCTATGGCGCAAGCAATAACCCGGCGGCGGTGGAGAGCGGCAGCGAAGCCTATAAAGGAATAACGCATGTGGGCGTGTACGATGCAAAAACAGGCAAAGTAATACAGAGCGGCACGCATGGCATAAGCGCTATGGATATGGACGCTAAAGGCTATCACGTTGTTGGCTTTGGCCGTGTTGGCGGAAGAAGTACAAGCCCGGCAGAAATGGAGAAAAAGAAAAACGCCTATATGGCATACGCCCGCAGCCAGCGCGCACAAAAACAATACAATGAGAATCTGCTTGTAGATAACGCCAGCAATCAAATGCTTTCTGCGTATAATAACGGCGTGCGTGACCCGCAGTATTTTATGCAGATTGCAAAAAGTGTAGCCGGAAATGATTACAGCATGTATAGCACATTGACGAACGTTGCCGAAGCTTTCGGCAATGCCGGAACATATAAATTAAATGCCTATGAAGAAGTAGACATTGAAAACCGTATTGATAGCGGGCGAATGAGTGATGCAGAAGTAGTAGAAGAATTAAAAAATAAAAATGTTTCAGCAGCAACTATAAATAAATATCTCAAAAGAAATATACAGGCCCGCAGCGGCGAAGGCAAATATAGTTATTCGTGGGACAGCTTGGTATCAGCAACGCAGGAACGTTTGGGCACAAAACTAACTGCCGAAGACAAAATGGGTATCAAGCGTTACGGCATGCGCTTTGTTGATGATTATAGTAAAAAGAACGGCACGCAGCCTTCGACTGATGAAATTTTGGACGTTATGCAGGAAGGTATGATTAAGGGCGTGGGTGGCGTGAATGTGCCTGGTATTGGCTTTTTTAGCAGCGATATTGAATATAACAATGCGCAACTTGCTAACCATGGAATTTATTACATACAAAAAGCGGGCAATGGAAATGTAGCTGTTTATTTTTATGGTAATGCTGAACCAGTCATTATGGATGAAATTGATTTTAGAAATGAAATGGAGTGAAAATAAATGCCATACGATAACAACGATATTATGCAGAACGTACCGGAACGTTTGCGCAGCAAGGTAAAAGGAATAGGACTGCCGGAACAAATGCCGCAAATACAGCAGGAAAGCGACACATCTTTTTTGCAGGATTTGCCGTTGCCTGGCGGCACGAGTTTAAACACGGTGGCAGAACTTACAAGCAATGCCATTGATAGCATAAAAGAAACGAACGTATATAAAAAATATTTTTATAACGATGCGGAAAAATTGGCAGAAGCTCAAAAAATAAGTAACGATTTAAAAATACCGGTTAATGCAATACTTGCCAATGATACCAATATGGAAAAGGCAAGGGATATTTATGCGTACAAACAAAAGCAGCAGCAGATAATGCCTAACGGCGAAAAAACATTTGATATGAAGGCGGTATATGCTGCATATCCTGAATTGCAACGCCTTGCCAATATGGACGAAACGCAGGCGGCTATTGCTTTGCATAATATTGAAAACGTTAAGCAAACCCACGGCATTATAGAAGCCTTTAAAACAGGCTGGCATATGGACAGCTTGCAATTAGAGCGCAGCAAACTTGGACAGAAAGGTTACTTTGGCGAACTGACGGAAGCTGACCGCAAGAGGCTTACTGAAATTGAAGTAGAAATGAAAAACGCAAAAGTGCTGCCGGATTTACTGGAAGCACCGGTAGAATCTATTGTAGGCAATACAGCCCAACAGGCGCCTATGATGTTCCGCCAGTTTATGAACGGGCAAATGCTGGCAATCGGCGGCGCAGTAGCCGGTGCGGCGGTGGGCGCAACAGGTGGCTTTACGGTCGGCGGCATAACGGCAGTGCCGGGGGCAGCCTATGGCGCACGTGTAGGTTATGGCATCGGCGCACGCCTTGGCTACGCCAAAGAAATGTACCAGGAAATACTTGGTAATTATTATCTGGATTATATCGGCTATAAAGACAGGCAAGGTCGCCAGCTTATGAGCGATAACCAGGCACGTGCATGGGCAACCGTATCCGCACTTGCGGAAACCGGCATAGAAATGGCGAACGTGGAAAGCGTTATTGGAATACTCGGAAGTGAACCCGGTACAAAAGCAGCGGCAAACATTGTACGTGACATTGTGCGCCGTGGCGCAGATAGTGCATCGGCTAAAGCGCAGCTTAAAGACTGGATTATTAATAATGCCCGTAATATGGGCGTGGTAGCATTATCGGAAAGCGCGGAAGAAGGCGTGCAAAACGCTGTAAGCATGGGCATAAATACCATGGCGGCGAAAGCAAACCCCGGCGGCAATATACCCAGCTATTCGGCGGTGGAAATGGCGCAGGGGGCAATGGAAGGCGCGTGGCAGGCATTGCCTGCATCCATTGGCTTTGGCGCTATGGCGGCGGCTGGTAGTAATTTAAAATATGTGCGTAAGGTAGCAACGGCTGCCAATGAAGGGCGTGAATATGTAGAAAACGCGCGTAAAAATGAAGCCGGTATTACCATGGTAGATAACCTTTTAAATAATAAGGCCGCAAACAAACTGGCAAAAGAGCAGCCGGAAGTATATAAAAACATTATTAAAAATACCCTTGAAGGAACTGGCGCAGAAAATGTATATGTAGATACAGAACTGCTTTTACAGCAGGATGGCGGGGTACAAATACTTAATCAGTTGGCGGCGGCCGCAGGTATTGAAGGGCAGGCTTTGCAGGATGTTATCGAAACCAAAGCTGACATTGCCGTGCCGGTACAGGAATATGTAAATATTGACGGTGCGCAGGAACTGCATGATAAGCTGCGCGATTTGATTAGCTTTGCCGTGGGCGCAGATTGCTTTGCCCGCACGCGCAGGATTGCGCAGCAAATGAAAAAGACCTATGACAAAATGATTGCCGGCGAGATGGAACGTGCGCTGCAAAATGTGCATAATCTTGTAGAGGCAAATTTTGAAGAAGGCCCGCAGCGTGATATGGCGGAGTTTATACTCGGCCAATATGAAGACCCGATGGAAGGAATTAAAGAATACCGGGCAGAACGCCAGCGCGAACTTGACGATATGCTGGAACCGGTACTTGCTACAATGCGTGAGGGCATGGGGCAGGGCGTTGCCATGCTTAAAGACGAAGAAACGGGCCATTATTACCGTATGAGCAATAATGACCCGTGGTATAGCAAATATTATGCCGAAAATAAAAAAGCGCCGTCGCAGTCTGAAATGAAACAGATTGCCGAAGACATTTTAACCGGCAACAATTATTACGGCGTGCCGGGATTTGAATTTAGAGATGCAGAATCTATGGAATATGCCGAAGCCAACCGCGCGCAGATTGAAAGCATCCGCAGCGAACTTGAAACATTAGACGCTATAGAAGAAAAAATCGGAAATATCAGTAAAGGCGAACTGGCGGCGACGGAAGGACTTACGCCGGAAGGCATCAGAGTATATAACAGAGTTATCGAAGCATTAAAAGGCGCATCTTCCAAAGCCGTGCGCAAGCAGGAAGCAATGGGCGCGCTTTTAACCGCGCATCACGCTGAAAGATACGCCGAAGCAATGCGCCGCGCCGGATACGAGAATTACACGGCAGAGGATTATTTAAACCGCATACGTTTTGAAGTTAACGGCGATAATGCTGCTGGCGGCAGATTCAACCAAAGAATAAGCAATCCGGCCGAAGCGGCAAGGATAAATACTGTTAAAATTACTGGCAAAGGTTTGAAATACAACGGTGACATAAGAAAATTGCGTGAAAACGCTGGGAACTATTATCAGAAACATTTACAAGGCAGAACGATTTACAACCCAACACTTGGAATAATACGCCTTGGTAAAGGTTTTACTGAAAACGGCTTAACTTATACTGGCAGTGGAAAAAAGAAAATGAAATCTACATCTGCCGACAAAGATAAACTGTTATCCGTTCCGCATTTAGATGAATTAATAAAAGGGTCAGTCTTTGTTACAGAAAGTTTGCCTTACGGAGATAAACATGAAAATGACTTTTTTTATTATCTGCATTCTGCAATAGAAATAGATGGAAAAATAAGATATGTTATTATTTCTGTTAAAGAAGATGTAAAAGGCGTATTAACATATAAAAACCATATTGTAGAAGACCTTGAAAATTACAATAAAAAAATGGAAGAACTTCTCGCGGCCCACGGTTCCGAGAATTCAAGTCCCGGCCAGAATCCGAAAGAAGTATCTTCCTTTACTAATAGTATAACAGGTAGAGCAGAGTTTTACAAGCAACAGAGGGTATACAATCAGCCTGCTGCTAATGCAGAAGGTAGTCTTATTGCTTACCATAACACCAATGAAACAGCTTTAATGAACGCACTGGAAAGCGGCGGGCTTGCTGTACCATCTATTGCTATTACCAATCGTAATTTTGATTATGATAATTTCGGCAACATTACTTTGGTTGGCACAAGAGATTTAATAGACCCGGCCAATAATACTGACGTTTATAACAGGGACGCTTATACTACCCGCACGCCGCGCACAGAGTATAAAAAAATGAAAAGTGCAGATGTTAGAGAGTTTATAAAAAAATGGGAAAAAGAGTTTGAAAAAATAGATGAACGCGCTTTTCAAGAACTTCGTTATCATTTAGAAAATGGTAATATGCGTAGCGCATATGATACCTTTGTTTATAGCCGCGCTTTAAAATATTATTATTTAACAAATGTGCGTGAAGAAAAAATCGAATTACCACATGAAAATTTGCTTAAAGATGATATTTTTAAAGACGAACAATTCACAGAAGAATTAAAGGAAATAATACAAAACAGAGAAGATTATACGGATGCTGAACTGCATAAAACCATAACTGAAAAAGCAACGGCAGCTGTACTACGCTTATGGGGTGATGATTCGACATTGGTAGAAGTAATGACCGATGTTTATTCTAACCCGGACGAGCACTATAAATTACTGCAAGAGTTGCGGAACGATTTAAGGAATAGCCAAAAGCCAGTTGATACTTATGCTTTTGATAGGCTTATTGACAGTAAATATCGCAGCATTGTAAATAGCGATGATTATATGCGCTGGGCAAAAAAACGTTTTGAACAGTATGCGGGAGAACCACAGATTAAAATTGGAAGCAAATATTATCCGTATAATCTGGAAAACCTTGTTAAAGCAATGCTTAAAAACAAAGGCAAAGGCAAAGAGGATACTCTGACTTACAGCAGCAGTGTTGTTGCCGCTAATGCTGCGCGCAAATTTAAAAGCGTTGATGAAATAAGAAAATATGCGGACCAGCTTGCTAAAAGCGAGGATGTAGAAAAACAGATTGATGAGATAAATGAACTTGCCAGCGAATATCAAAGACTTGTTGCACAGTATTACAAATATGGTGCAAGCAGTTTTGATGTTTTTGATGACAGCATGAAAGCCTTATCAAAAAGCATGACCGTAAGTGCTGATTCTACCGTGCCGAAGTTAAGGCGTGCATTAGAAAGCCTTGACTTTGAAAATGTGCCGGATGATGTTATAGAAACAGGCGTTAAAGTAGCTAATGCTTTAAAACATGCAGCTACGCAGTATTTTGAAGCAAAGCCACAAAGAGCGGTGCGTATAGAAGAATTTGCCGGTGCCGTTGTGCCAAAAGGCACAAACCCGGAACTTATTAACCGTTTAAAAGAAGCAGGCCTGCAAGTAGAAGAATATGATAAAAGTGTACCCGGAAGCCGCCGCGCTGCTACGCAAAAAGTACAAAATGCAGCACAAAGCGCAAACGGAAATGTATTCTTCCAATCTGCATATCACGGGACACCGCATAACTTTGAAAAGTTTGACCTTGGCGCTATTGGCAGCGGAGAAGGAGCGCAGGCGCACGGATGGGGACTTTACTTTGCAGCAGATAAGGAAATAGCGGACGAGCGTTATAGAAAGCGTTTGACTAATAACCAATACGTTATTGAAACAGATGAAGCAACATATTATTTTGATATTGAAAAACAAGATTGGGTAGATAAAAAAACAGGGCAACCAGTTGGCGGAATGGGTACGCCTTTGGGACATGCCGTTTGGGAAATTGGCTTTAGAGAAGGAAATGTAGAAGCTGAATTAAAAGACTTGAAAGGGCAGCGTGATGCACTTATTGAAGAAAATGACAGCAGCAATGCCCAAAGATTGGATTTTCTAATGCGTACAATTAAACTGCTTGAAGAAAAGAAGTTTAATTACAGGAAAGATAATGGGTCATTATTTGAAGTTGATATTCCAGAAAACGATGTATTGCTGGATGAAAATAAAAATTTTGACCAACAGCAAGAGAATGTAAAAAAACTGCTCATTAAGGCATTAAATAGCTTGCCAGAGGAACAAAGGCGGAAGTTTGGAGAGCAAATAAAAATGCTTGCTGATAGCCGTCAATATAAATTTGAGGACGAAGGTACGGCAGAACTTTATCGGAAAAAAGCTAATGGCAACGGCTTTATGTTTGCACGGCTGTTTGGTGACACTAAAACGCGCGAGCGTGTTTTAAGGGTAGCTGGGTATAACGATAGCGAAGCTGCAAGAATTGCTGACAATGACGCTGAATTTGAGCGCGTGGCGCTGGAACAAACTGATGAAGGAAACAAAGCGTCTGAAAAATTACAAAATATTATTAACGAATTTTTCGGCAAGACCTACAATGAACACCCCGGCGAAGTGTTATTCAGGTATCCGCAACTAACTGGCGAGGATATTTATTTTACGCTTGCCAAAGCATTTCACAGCAATAACTTTGCTATTGGCGGCAAAGAAGCATCGCTGCATCTTAACAAAAACGGTATAAAAGGAATAACTTATGACGGACAGCGTGACGGCCGCTGCTTTGTAATATTTGACGATAAAGCAATCAGCATTATCAACCGTTATAATCAATCTGCCGGTATCCATGCCCGTACTGCCAATAGGGAACTGCTGAACGAGGCGCAGGCGATGGCGGCAGAAGGCAAAATGCAGCAAGAGATTTACGAAAAGACCGGTTGGCGGCGCGGAAAAGATGGGCACTGGCGTTTTGAAATCCCTGATAATCTGGATAAGATAGATTTTTCTGCATTAAAAGCAAATGAAAGTATAGCGCTTAGTGAAATCTATGACAATGAAAAATTATACGCTGCGTATCCAAAATTAAAAAACATTATTGTTACTAAAAAAGATTTAGGAAATAAAGTAAATGGCGAAGCAAGCATAAATGAAATAATTATCAGCAATGAATTAGACAACGCAAAAGCAAAAACAACATTGCTGCATGAAGTACAGCATATTATACAAGGTATTGAAAATTTTGCTGTTGGTGGTAATCCTTATGAAACCAAAGCACTTATGCGCGCTGCGATAATGCAAAAATCAATGGCGGCGCGTGATATAAGTGTATTTGGCGGAGAATATTACAATATAAGGCGCAGATACGAAGATGCAATGATAAACGGCGATATTGATACAATGGAAGCTGTAAAACCGCATCTTGCCGAACTGGAAGCTAAAATTCCTAACGCTGCACGAAGAAATAAAATTTATAATTTAATGAGGGAAGCTGAAAATCTCTACAAAAAACATGAAAAATATGATGGATATGGCGCTTATAAAAATTTGTACGGAGAAAAAGAAGCAAGAAATGCTGTAACAAAAGCGCAGCTGAATACGGAAATTGAAAGATACCGCGAATTGGAGCAGAAGCCTAACGAGTATATTCCGCGCTTGCCGGAAAACATAAGACAGGCAGCAACAAGGTATTTTGAACTTGCACAAAAATATAGTTTAAACGAAAAAGAAACAGATGAAATGGACAGCCTTGAGAACATCTTGGCAGGCGATGAAAAAGGGAAAGAATTTGTTGAAGCTGTAGATGAAGCCTTTATTTATAGTGTTGAAAGGTTAAAAGCGGAGAGCGCGTACGAACAAAGTATTTTTGCGGCAGAACAAGGTGATGCAATAGTAATCTTTAACGATAACCTTGTTGCAAGTTACAGTATGGTAGAACCGCAAGTACAAGGGCAAACTGCTATATTGGATAACGGCAGGCGTATTATTTACCTTTATGAAAATGCAGACCAAAGTACCTTTATGCACGAGATGGCGCATATCTTTTTTGCCGATATGCGGGAACTGGCGGAAATGGAAAATGCGCCGGCGCAAATAAAACGTGACTGGCAGACGCTGCAAGACTGGACGGCGTGGAACGGCAGCCAGATTAATGAGTATATCGGCACAGCCGTATATAATGAATTTAATCAGCGCGACAAAGAGATACGCGCGGCACTGGAAGAAGGTTATACCTATCGTGGCGGAGAGCGCATTGAACTGGGCACTTTGCTGGAAGAATGGCGGCAGGAACGCTTTGCCCGTGGCTTTGAAGAATACCTGCGCAAAGGCAAAGCACCGAAAGAATCGCTGAAAGGCGTGTTTGCCCGTTTTAAAAACTGGCTGCTGAAAATTTATAAAGACATTAAAACCATCGGCGCTGAACCTACAAAAGAGGTAAAAGCTGTAATGGACAGAATGCTTGCAACGCAGGAAGAAATCGACGCTGTAATGCAGAAAGAGGATATTGACGCTTTTAGAAAAGCAGGCGGGTTTAAATACCTATCCGGCACAAGCGCTGAAATGTGGCAAAAAATTTATGATGATATTCATAAAGACGCTTACAGCAAAGTAATTAAAGTGGCCATGCAGGATTTAACGGAGCAGGGGCAAAAGGAACGCGAACAAAAAATAGCAGATGAGCGTGCCGCTGCCCGTGAAAGAATGAGCCAGGAACCAGTGTTTATTGTTTGGCAATACCTGCAAAATAACCCGCAGCTGGATAAAGAAGCCGCTGCACAGCAGATTGGCAACATGACGGCAGAACAGTATGATTTTGAACTGAACGAGCGCGGCGGCAGTCTTGACGCGGCGGTGGATAATTACATGCGAGCATACGAAAGGGAACTGGATGCGGCCGCACCGGATAAAGCCGAACTTGCACGCCGTGCCGAAGAAGCGGTTGATACGAGTTATTATAAAAAGTTGTTAACCGCCTATGAACTGGAAGCACTTGATAAGAGTGTGCGGGCAGAACAAAAAGCAAGCCGCAAAATAAACGATACAGCCGATGCCGGAGCAGCGCAGGCAATTAACCGATTGGACCGTGCACGTGCAAAGCGTGAAGGTTACGAAGAAGAAATTAAACGCCTGCGCGAACAGCGCGGCGAAGAACGCAGGCAGCAAAGGGCGTTGCGTGACGTGGCGGTTGGTAACGTTGACACCATCCGCGAATACGCAGAACGGAAAATAAGCACTCTGCCGGTAATGGAAGCAGCCAACCCTGTAATGTGGAAAAAATTATCACGCCAAAAAGCCAGGGGAACAGAAGAAGCAATCGCCAAAAATGATTGGGAAACTGCTCGTAAAGCAAAAAAAGAACAGTTAGTTTATGATGTAATGACTGACCTTGCGACAGGCAACAAAAAGTTTGTAGATAAAGCGGTATCGACAATGAAACGCAGGGCAGATATTATAAGGCGCGATAAAAACCTTGGTGCTAATGACAGGTACGTATATAACCACTTGCTGTATGTGTTTGGGCTCGCTAAAAGAGATGCGCCGATACCGCCGGACTACGAAGGCTTTGTTAAAACCATAGTAAATTATGACCAGAATTTAGAATTAACCTTTATTGACACTGACGGCACAGTGCTTTTGCCAGACTGGCTGCTTAACGCAGGAACAGCGACAAGGCCGCGTGACAAGGGGTATATTGATTTAAAAGTTGATGATTTTAAACTTTTAAAAGATGTAATGGATAATATCTATACCGCAGGGCGCGAAGCCAAAATGGCCAAAGCCGTAACTGATAGGGACGGTAAAAAAATTGATTTAGACGAAGCCGCGGCGGAAATAGTTACAACTGTTATTAACACGGCCTTTAAAAAGAAAACTGCCGACAGAAAATTTGGCGATGAAAGTAAAATTGAAATGGCGGCACGTCTTGCAGAAGAAGCGAGCATGAGCCTTATTAAGCCGGAAACCATTTTACAGGCCATGGGCGATACTGCAATGCGTTACATTTATGACCCAATGCGCGAAGCTGCCAATACCGAAATGCGTATGAATGAAACACTGCGGCAGCAGCAGGCAGATATTTTTGCAGCATACCATGACGGCAAAGTAGCAAAATACTTGGCGCAGGGTATGGGCGAGCAGGACGCGCGCGCAGCGGCAGAAAAAGAATTAAATGAAATGGGCAGCAAAAAGCAGTACAGTATCGGTAAAGAGAACATTACCAAAGAAAACCTGCTTGCCATTGCATTAAACTGGGGTACGGATATTAACCGTAAACGTGTTGTAGACGGATACCAGGTAAGTTACGGTTTTATTGAACACGCACTGCGCCAGCTGGACGCAGCAGATTGGCAGTTTGTGCAGAATATATGGGAACTATTTGAAACCTACTGGCCGGATTTGCAGCGCGTTGAAGCGAACGTTACCGGCGTAACGCTTGAAAAACAGCCTGCTGTACCGTTTCAAATTATCGGCGCAGACGGCGGTGTGTATAATTTAAACGGCGGTTATTATCCTCTGAAATATGACCCGCGAAAAAATATAAGAACAAGCCAACGTGAAGCCGATGAAGCCGCACGCGTAAACATGCAGGGGGCGTCGCGCCTGGGCATGAATTTGGGTAACACCAAAGAGCGTGTACTTGGACATGTTGGATTAAGCATCCGCACCGACTTGGGCGTTATTGACGAAGCATTAACGGATACCGTGCATAATATTGCCATGCGCGAAACGGTACGTGATGTAATAAGGCTGATTAACAACAACGAAGTGGTACAAGCTATTAACGAAAACTGGGGTGCAGCTACATGGCGTACGCTTAATGCCTGGGCACTGGATTGTTGGGCAGCAGAACCGCGCACTAAAAGCACTTATGAAAAAGCATCGCAGTGGCTGCGCACGCGGCAAACGCAGGCGGTACTTGGGTTTAGAGTATCGACGGCGCTTTTGAATATCTGCAACATTGGCCCAATGATGGCGTATGTAGGCCCGGCAGAAGCAGTAAAAGCCATTAACAGATTTTACGCGCATCCGCAGCGTCAGTACAATACCATAATGGCAAAAAGCGTATTTTTACGTAACCGTGCAGAAACTATGGACAGGGACTTCGGCAGGCTTGTTAAAGATAACAGCAACAGCGCGATTACGAAAAGTGCCTTTTGGTTGATAACCAAAACTGACTTAATGCTGGCCTGCCCTCTTTGGATGCACGAATACCAAAAAGCATACCAGGACGGAATCGCAAAAGGCGTGGACCCGGTAAACGTGGAAGCAGCGGCGGTGCGCGCAGGCGATGCAGCAGTAAGGCGCGTATTTGGCAGTGGTCAAACGGTAGACCTGGCGGCGGTGCAGCGCGGCGGCGAGTTTGAAAAAATGTTTACCATGTTTTACAGCTATTTTAGTGTAGTGCATAATGCCATAGCATTAAAGGTGTGGGAAGCACGCAAGGCAAGAGTAGACGGCAAAAAACTTACACAGGCATTGGCGCCGGTATTAACAGGCATAATTTTTTGGATGGCGATACCTGCTGCAATTGAAGCAGGCATCCGTGCTATGATTGACGATGATGATGATGACCTGGCGGACGTTGCCAAAGGGGCAGGCATTACTTTTATTAGCACGGCTGTTGGCGGCATACCTGTTTTGCGTGATGTATTACCGATGGCGCTGAAAGCGGCGGCGGGAGAACCGGTTTATAATATCCGCAACAACCCGCTGAACGAAACAGCAGCACAAATGCTTAACATTACCCGTGCTATAAACAGTGATAACAAAGACGCATTGGATGTTGCCAAAGCGGTGCTGCGCATGGCCGATATGATAACAGGGTTGCCGCAGATTTTAACGGATGGTATGATAACGGCAGCACGCTGGATTGATGAAGGCAATTTTACCGAAGAAGATATACAGCATTATTTGTGGAGTATTTTATTCGGGAAAAATTCAAAGAAAAATTAAAATGTAAATTACAAATTGATGAAAAAAGCATGATAAAATAATACTGTAAATTTTTATAAGCACTTAGGCTTAACGGCTTAGGTGCTTTTTCTTTTAAGGTGGTGTAGAAATGACTGTTCAAAAAGATTTAGTAAAAAACATATACGTTGGCAATGGGAGCACAACGCAGTTTCCGATAACCTTTGACGTAAACGCAGAACAACCGGGTTATATACATGTTTATATTTCAAACGACGATAACAGTACAACGGAAACAGAAAATTATACGGTTGATTTAATATCTAAAATAGTGACATACCCAAAAAGCGGGGAACCGCTTGCAAGCGGGAAAAAACTTGTTATTATGCGTGAACTACCACTTATGCAGCTAATGGATTTAATTAATCAGGGCGACTATTACGCTGATGATGTGGAACAGGCCTTTGACGATTTAACTATGATAGCGCAGCAACTCTCTGAAAAGCTTGCGCGTGCTATGGTATTTTCTGTAGAAGTAGATACTGCAAACTTTAGCAATATCATACCGCTGGCGCCGGGAATGAGCTTTAGAATTAACGATGAAGGGACAGGGCTTGAATTAACGGAAGACCCGGCAAAAGTGTTGCCGCAAGCGCAGGACTTATTACAGCAAACTACGCAGCAAGCAAATATAGCGACAGAAAAAGCCAATGCAGCTGCTGATAGCGCACTTGCTGCCGCTACAAGTGAAAGTAACGCAGGAGCGCACGAAGACAAAGCGCAGGCGTGGGCTGAAAGCGAAACAAGCCCTGATGGCGAGCCGGACAGCAAAAGCGCTAAAACATGGGCCGGAGATAGTGCTGACAGTGCTGAACTGGCGCAAAAATGGGCTGAAAGTGATGAAAGCCCGGACGGTGAAACAGATAGTGAAAGCCCGACAAGCGAAACTATGAGCGCGAAAGAGTGGGCCTTGTACGCAAAAGAGATTGCAGAAAATATGGGCAACCCGGTAACATCCATTGCTGAAAGCAACGGGCAGTTAGAAATAACCGCCAGCGACGCAAGCAAAATGTATATTGACGTATTAACACCGGACAATGCTACGCTTAGTGCATCTGGAGTGCCTGCTGCTAATGCCGATAACAACGACGTGGCTAATACAGCGTGGGTACGCCGCACCATAGAAACTATGGCGGAAACGCTTGCACCGGACCCGGTAAAAGCACGCAAGATTGAGAAAAGCGGCAACACCGTAAAATTATGGTGGAGCGACCCGGACGATGGCACGGCAGACGGCGTAACGGTAAGCCGTTGGGGCAAAACTATTATTGTAAAAAAGCAAGGCAGTTATCCGGAAAAACCAACCGACGGCACAGTTGTTGTTACGGTCACAACGCGCAACCAATACGCCGATGAACCGTACACCGACACACAGGTAAGCCCGGAGAATTGGTATTACCGTGCGTTTCCAATGTCGCCGGGCGGCATGTACAGCACGAGTGAACTTAACCGCTTCGGCTTTTGGCATTATGGTATCTATATTGACGAAACCGACCCGGACGAAGAAACCTGCGTACACAAATTAGGCGGCTATGACAACTACTTCTTTGAGCGCCCGTTTATGGACTTTGACGAAGATAAGTTTTATTGGGGCGGCTGGAAAAACGTACAAATGCTGCCGAAGCCGTGTATGTTAAATAGCGACGGCACGGTAGATTATTACCTTGACCCGGACGACTACACCAAAAAAGCCGACGGCACGGCCAGCGACGTAACGAATATGAGTTATGACGGCAACGCCATGATGGAATGGGCGCCGGTATTTACAAAGGTTGTGCGCGAAGGTAATAGACTGTATATGTATTTTTGCAGCGAGAAGTATGACGACGACTATGAGTGCTATTCCTGCAAAAAATCTGACGGCGAATACGGCGAGCATTTTTACATGCCGATTTATGAAGGTTATGTTTCCAGCGGCAAAATGCGCAGCATGTCGAGCGGCCAGAAGCCTACTGTAAACACAACGGCAGAAAACGAAGCAACGTATGCTACCGCAAACGGTACTGGCTGGAACACTACATTATGGGCGGATGAGCAGCTTTTGCAAATGCTTGGCATTTTGTTCTTTGAGCGCTTGAATTTGCAGGTTGCCTGTGGCTACAACCCCGGCAGCAGTTCGAGCGCAATCACCCACGTTAACGGCACGGCTAACGCCAAAGGCATGTTTTATGGACACGCCAGCACCAACGCCGTAGGCACCAAATACTTTGGCATGGAGAACTGGTGGGGGCATAGATGGCGCCGCTGCAACGGTTTAATGGCCATTGACCGCCGTGTAAAAGTAAAGCTTACCAACAGCACCATTGACGGCAGCACCGTTACTGGCTACAACCGCACCGGCAATGGTTACATTGATACCGGCGTTGATGTGCCGTCCGCGAGCGAAAGCTACATCAAAGAAATCAGCGGCGACCCGCGTTGTGTTACCGCGCCTGTTACTGTTAGCGGCGCTTCGAGCACTACTTACTACTGCGACGCAGCGTGGAGTGCCGCAGGCACTATGCAGCTCATCCTCGGTGGTAGCGTGCATCACGGCGCTTTTGCGGGGCTCTTTGCCTTCATCGTGAACAACGCTCCCTCGGACGCGAGTTGGAACTTCGGGGCTTCCCTCTCTTATAAATCTTTTTAAGAGGGGTGCAGGGGAGAGGCTACCTCTCCCCGCAAGCTAAATAGTTATGGTACGGTAAATTTTTAAAAGTTTATAAGTAAAAGTTTGAATAAATTAAAGGGACTGGGACGGCGCTTTGCTCTGATGGCTCATCCTCGGTGGTAGCGTGAATAACGGCGCTAATGCGGGGCTCTTTGCTTTCAACGTGAACAACGCTCCCTCGAACGCGAATTGGAACATCGGGGCTTCCCTGATTATGGTAAATATTAAAAAAACAATGCCTACCCTTTTCCTCATCCGAAAGGAAGAAAATAGTGCCGCAAAAAGCACGGATTAGTAAGCGAAAGCCTAAAATCCGTGAGGCCATAAGAGATTATGAAAACATACAACAATTTGTTTGATAAAATTACAGACCCTTTAAACATTGAAGCGGCTATACAAAAGGCAGCCAAAGGCAAACGCAAAAAACACAGCGTGCGGCGCGCGCTTAAAAACCCGCAGGAAATAGCCGCCAAAATATCTGCTGAATTGAAAACAGGAACATGGCGGCCGGTTGAACAGCACAATGCCCGTGAGATAAACGACGGCATAGCATTAAAAAAGCGAATTATAGTTTGCCCGCAATTTATACGCGAGCAGGTTGTACACCACAGCGTTATGCGGATATGTGCGCCGCTGTTTTTGCGCAAGTTTTACCGTTATAGCTGCGGCAGCATACCGGGCAGAGGCAGAGAATTTGCTTCAAAGCACATTTCAAAAATGCTGCTTGACCGCAAAAACACCAAATATTTTGTAAAACTTGATGTTAAAAAATTCTTCGACAGCGTCAGCCCGCTGTATGCCTTTAGAGAAATACGGCGGACAATACGCGACAAAAGAACACTGCTGCTGTTTGCCAAAATACTGCGCGCCAACAAAGTACGTATGCCGGACGGCAGCATAAGGCGTGGCGGCGTACCAATAGGCTTTTACACAAGCCCGTGGATAGCAAACGTACTGTTAAATCCGCTTGACCATTGTTTAAAAGAACAATGCGGCGTTGCCGTTGTTGTGCGGTATGTAGACGACATACTTTTAATGGACAGCAACAAGCGGCGGTTAAAAAAGGCGGTTGCAGCAGTTAAAACATTTTTAGCGGCCCGAAAGCTGCGGTTAAAACGCGAGCCAGCCATACACCGTACCGATAAATGCAAAATCACTTTTATCGGATTTGTTTTTACACGCGGCAAAACAGTTATGAACGCGGCTGCATTTTTGCGTGCCTGCCGAACGGCACGGCACATTGGCAAAAAAAGAAAGCTAACGATATATGACGCGCGCAGAGTTTTATCGTACTGCGGTATGTTTAAGCACACCAATACTCGCAAGGCTTTCGCAAAGTATATCGCGCCCAATGTTGATATAAGGAAATGCAGGGAGAAAATCCAAAGGAGAGATAAGGCATGTGGAGAACAGCAGAATCTAACACTAAACCGGCAGCGGCTGAAACGTTGAGCGACGGCAGAGTGCTTGTGCGCAGAAACATTACCAGTAAAAAAACTACGGAAGGCAATACGGTATACCAATACGAAGAACGCATTATGAGCGCCGTAGAATACGGTACGCGCGAAGCGGTAAATGATATGGAACTCAAGCGCGAGGCGGAAATTATCGACGACTACACGCTGGAACTTATCGAAGAAGGAGTGCTGTAACAATGAGAGCAATCGCAGAAAGCATTAAGCGCCTTTATGAGCAAGGCAGATTGACTGATGAACAGCTTACAGAGCGCGTCGAAAAAGGCACGCTTACGCTGGAGGAATATAACGAGATTGCGGGCAACAATACTGCCAACACAGAGGTAAAAGTATTATGAGAAGTGGCATTGTATTGAGCAGCGAAGAAGTACGCAACATCATTGCAGAGCATTATAACGTGCCGGTCGATGATGTTATAAAGGCAAAGTACAGCTACGTTGTAGTTGACGCAAAAGGCGAATACATTTTGCGCGACAACAGAAAGGACGGCTAACATGGATTTTATTATGGGTTATATCGCAGGCATGGTAATAACTTTTTTACTTTTGGCGTTTTATGCAGGAAGGAACGGGCAATGAACACTTTAACTACCATACTTGACGACGTTTGCGAGTTTATTAAAACCTGCGTGCCAACGGGCGCAGAACAGTATTTAATGGCAATCGGCGCAGCGACGGGGCTTGTGTTATCGGTAGCGGTCGGGGGATTTGATGAGATGATATATGCTTTAATAGCGCTTATGGTAACTGACTACATTACCGGTATTATTGCTGCCTGCCGCACCGGCAAATGGGACAGCAGCGTTGGATTTATTGGTCTTGCTAAAAAAGGCGTTATCCTTGCCATTATCGCGTTATGCAACACAGTGGATACAGCTATGGGGACGCACGCCTTCCGGCAGGCTGCCATCTGCGCCTACGCCTTAAATGAAGCGGGCAGTATCATTGAGAACATCGACCGCGCGGGCTGGGGCGAACACATACCGGATTTTATCCGCAACGCACTGGCCCGCTTAAAGGAGAAAGCCGATAATGGACAAACTGCAAGCAGCAAAAGAATTACAAAAAATGATTGACCTTCTGCCGGAACGTCTGGACATAACCGATGCCAGGCGCAAAGCAGCACTGGAAATTGCAGTAAAGGAGTTGAAACGTATGGTAAGAGGTGTTGATGTATCCGAAAACAACGGGCAAGTAAACTGGCAGGCCGTAAAAGATGCAGGCATTGATTTTGCCATTATCCGCCTTGGCTACGGCAACAAACATCTGGACGGGCGCTTTTATGAAAATATAAATAGCGCTATCGCGGCAGGCCTGCAAATTGGCGTGTACTATTACAGCTACGCACTGACAGTTGAAGCTGCCAAAGCGGAAGCAGACTTTGCTATTGACATTTTAAAAGACTGCGGCATTGACCCGGAAGATTTGGAAATGGGCGTATGGTTTGATATGGAAGACGCTGACGGTTACAAACGCGAAAACGGGATGCCGGACAATCAAACTATTACCGATATGTGCAGCGCATTTATCGTGGAGTGCAACAA